AAGAACCATAAATTGGTATAAAACAAACCCAGATTATTTTTCATTTTTTTAATTAAAAAAAATATGTTTGAAAATTTAAATATAAAAATAAAAGCACTTGAAAATAATATACTATCAATTTTACAAACAGGTTTTTACTAATCAATCATTCACCAAATAATTGGTGTATTTACAAAGCCTCCTCAGGCATGAGCCTGGGAGGTCTGATATGCACTTGGGCAATTGATTGTGCCCTGCCCGTCAAGCAAGTTTCCTTGCGAGATGGGGTGTTTGCTCCTGCGAGCGATATTTATTGCTGCATTGATGTCTGCATCATAAACCAATCCACTCTTGGCATAAAATCTGCACCCCTTCCTGGTGCCTTCCCTAATGCCTGAACTGCTGTCGATTTGTGATGTATATGCAGGCGAAACCAAACAAACATGTTTTCCCATGTTCTCGGCCTTGTAGGTCAAAACTCTCCTCAATTCGAAGAGAGGTACTTGACTCACCGCATTCTTATTTTGATTCTTGTGTTTCTTTGCCTTGATTCCTTTCAGATTTTCCAGCGCAATAACATTGGCGCCTGTCTTGAGAATCTCATTTGAAACAAGATGAACCTGATTCTTGTTTTTATTTCTTTCCCTATTTCTTAATTTCTTGAGGTGTTTCCTTGCAGATTTTGTTCCAGAGGATTGTAACTGCCTTTTTAGATAGCGCAATTTTCTCTTTTCTCCATTAAATTTTTTGTCAATGATGAGTCTTCCATCGCTGCATGCTGCTGTTCTGCGAATGCCAAGGTCAACACCAAGACAAAGATTTGACTTGACTTCTTCTTGTCTGGTGTCAAATGTGAGGGAAATCATAAGTCTGCCATCACGGACAAAAAGAAGAGGGTCCTGATAATAATATTTATCGAGCAACTCCTTGAGTTTTGGGTAAAGTTTAAACTGAAATTCTTTCCTTCCCTCAGTTGTTGTGACCCTAATTTTTGTTGGTTCATCTTTGATATGCGAATAAAGTCTCTTATCAAGTCTCAATGAGAGTTTTTTCTTTTCAAATGGACCTGAAATTTTATGTTTGTTGGATTTTATTGTTTTATAAGATGCAAGAGATTCTTGTTCTGCCTTAATTATCAATTGGGATGGTATATCTGGATGTTCTTCTCTGGATGGATAATAAAATTTGGAGTGTAATGTTTTGATGCTGCTCAGACATTTGAGGTCTGAATATTGTAGCTTGCTTGCCTTATTTACAACACAACGATATTCCTCCAGAAGACTCATGATGAGATTCATATCTTCTGGGTTTGTTGGAATTAACTCTGCGTTATAAGTCAACATTTTTCTTTTTTTTT